AGTCGCTCCGAGTCACGCTCCCTGTTGAGCTTCAGGTCTTCAGCCAGCATATCAGCAGCCAGCTTCTCAACCCTGTCCCCACCCCTGAGTTCCTCCAAGAGAGCTTCTTTTTCTTCTCTATCATCTATTACATCGTAAGCCATAATCACCTCCTATCCAAATGCCTTTTCATAGTTAGCTTGACCCGTTTTCATTGCCCCGAAGCCACTCATCAAGCCACCTACCGTTTTTAATCCTCCCATAACCTGAGAGAATCCGCTTGGTTGACTTGCAGCAGTTGACCACATCCCTGCTTGGGTTCCAAACACGTTACCCGCGAACTGCGCCCCAGCCTGACCTGCTCCAGCATCTAACCCTATCCCACGGGCCATCTGCGGCATCGTGAACGGCGATGCGCCCTGCTGTAATCCAGCCAATGCACCACCCTGCGCGGCAACCGTTTGCAGCCCAAGCAACGACTGAATGTTACTAACATCCTGCTGTCGTGTGCCAATCTGTGTCCCGATATTCTGTTGCTGTCCGGCAAAGGTAGCTCCACGGGCCTGATTGATTTGTTGTACCCTGCCCATCGCATTAGCAAAGCTCTGCTGGGCTAATCTGTTCTGGGTGTCAGCAGTTCCCTGACCGCTGACAAGCCAGCCAGTAGCCTCGGCTCTACGCTGTCTTCCAAGCTCCTCGCCAGCCCTGAACTTTCCTAGAATCTCCCGTAACGCAGTGCCACCACTCAACGTCTGGCCGCGCTTCGCTGCTTGACCCAAGATGTCCTGCTCTATCGCCGTGATTTGCCCAGCCGAAAGTCCTTCCCCCAGCGCAAGCCTGTCAGCAATGGACTCCTCCAAATCCCCTCGCATCGCTGCCTGAATCCCCGTGTCCTCCAAGGTCGGCGCATCAACTTCCTCATATTCAGGAACCGATGGCATACCCGAAGCCAACTCCTCCGCAGTTCTTTCTCCACCACGCAATCGGGTCGCAAATTCCTCTCGTAAGTCAAACTCTTCCGGAGCCATTTGGCGCAACTGCTCTCTCTGCTGCTTAACAAATTGTGGGCCAAACTCGGTGAGATTATCCAACTGTGCCTGTGACATAGTTGGAATCATGTCAAGCGCAGCATCCATCTCCTGCTGGGTAAGCTGCATATCACCGAATCCGGTAAAGTCAGCAACCCTAGCCTCGCCTGTCTCTGGGTCGGTATACTCCACCCGCTCACCAAGCCTAGCTGCCGCCTCAATCTTGCGGCGCACTGGCAGCGTCTCTATGTCTGCGTAAATTGCTTCCCGATTTGCTTCAGCGTAATCCGGTGCTGCTGGTTGTGGTGGTGTACTTTTTCCCATAGCTCTAGTTCCTCATAAAACGGCGTTTTGCCCTGCTCATATCAATCTTTGTCACCCTATCATTGTACTTGTGGCGCACCCACGCCATCCATTTTGACTTATGACCTAAATCATCCCACATCATACAGTACATTGCATTCAGGGACTTCGGATACCGACTGACAGAGGCTTCTATATAGCAAATCGGGCCACCCGTGTCCGTGTAATGCTCGTAACACTGTTCCTCTGTATCAACATACCGCACAAGAGACAATCCTACCAGCTTTCCGTCCTTGGAAACCGCATAATACCTTCCATTGTTAACAAACCACTGTAACCAGCCCAGAACCCTCTCGTCACCCCACTCCTTGAGGTAATCAAGGTTGCCAGACAGGAACTCTGCCATCTCTCTTGTGCTATCTGGGTACTGTACGGTACTCATCGCTCCGGCCTTATCGGTTGTCCAAATGCTGACGTTTCTATCGAGTGCAATGAGAGCCTTCCGGAATCCGCTTGCACCTTAAATTGAATCTGATTAAACCTTCCCTTCGGGAGCAGGTTGTAGCCCTCCCTAATCAGGTTGGTGTCTGCCGCCAGACTAACGTTGCTCGCAAGTGTTTGTGCTGAATCACTCAAGTCCTTGTAGTAATATAGGTTAGACGTAACAGAAGTGGAATGTATGTTCTCAAGATTGAACTGCACCGAGTAACCTATCTTGTCTCCCCACGTTTCACCGTAGCGATAGGCTCTAGACTTGATATAGCTTTCGTAAACAGTTCCGCCATCCGTGTAAGTTTCCTCCGTGGTCGAGTCTTCCGCAGTGTAATCGTCCCAAGTATAGAACAGCCCCCTCTGGTCGCCAAAGTTCATCCGGAGCTTGCCGCCGAAAGCAGTAATCACCCAATCCCTTGGTTGCCATCCCGTCCAATCTCCTGTCCACGATTTTGCAAGGAGGTGATAGCAGAAAACCCTGTCTGGAGTGGTTGCCGAATCCAATGGGACACTCAACAAATAACGGTTGCGCCAGTAAATCGCGCAACACTTTCCTATCTCCGCTTGATTGATTCGACCAATCAAGTCATTGATGGGGGTGCTTACGGGCAGGGAAACATCAGTCTGCGCTCCGGACTCAATCGTCTTAATCGAACGAACGCCATCACGGGAAAGGAACAGCACATCCGAGCCAACCTGTTGGACAGTACGCGACGCAACGCAGCCCGTCCGGTTATTGATTAGCTTGATTGTCCAGTCGGCAACCGCCAATGACGGGTCAGCTTCCACCACCCAGATTGAAAGTTCCTTGAACACCAGCATATTATAGCCATACCAAGGCATCAAAGCCACAATCGGGTCGCCGTCACCACCGCCGACTCGTATACTGTTCCCAACCAAGTCCCAAGATTCCCCATCCAAAATGTCGCTCACATAAATCTGGTCACTGGGTATGGCAGTATTCGCGCTCGTGGCAAATAGCCTGTTATTCGCAGAAACAAGCAGCTTTGGCTTGCTTGGGGTTTGGCTGATATGGACTATGCCCTCCGCGTCAGTTCCGCCTGTCGGAGCGGCAGCAAATGCTATGGTTGGGGGAACCTCATCATCATACCCAGAGCCAGCCGTACCCACCGTTGCACTGACAACTTTACCGCCATAACCAAGGACGGCCGTGGCGGCTGCGAGGTCTATGTGGGAGCCTGTAAAAGAAATGGTTGGTATGCTGGTATAGCCTAACCCCTTCTCCGTTATCTCGATTGAAGTAACCTTTCCCGCATCAATGGAGTTGTTATCTCCGGAAGAATCCACATAACGCAACTCTCCATTACCATCCGCATAATAAAGCCTGTTGACAAGTTGAGCAAACTGAACAGTCGCACCAGCAGCTATCGCGCTATCCGTAACCTCCGCGAAGTCTCCCGATTCAGAAGAAATCTTCAGGGTATCCGAGCCGTCAGATAGGACGATGTTCTCGGTGGTTTCAGTATCAAAATAAGCGCAGCCGGTAATCGGTGCGGTAACGCCATTCCATAACTGGTCTGCACTCTCCCAGTTAATTGTCGCCGTGGCCCACAGTAAATACCCAATCGTCAAGTCAGTTCCGCGTCTCGTAACCGCATTGCCGAACTCATCCAAGTCGATATTCTTGCCATCGGCATAAGCGTCATTGGGAACAAGGTTCGCCCGTGTGGAGCTAACCTGACCACCCACGAAGCTATCATTACCATCCAAAAGGATAGGGTCATCAAGCACGTTGTTTGATTGAACAGACATTACACTAAATCACTCCTCTGCCAGTAATCGGCAATCATCGGCACTATTGTGTTCATCTTGTCAGGCTGCACGTTGTCCAAGTCACGGCAGATTTGCAGCATATTCCCCGCCTCACCAAATTTAATTTGCGCCTTCTGGTATTGCATCGCACGTTCAAGCATATCCGCCTCTGCATAAGCCAATAAAGAGTTCTCCGCACCCAAAACTACGGGCGAATCACTGTCACCCATCTCCACAAACTTGAGCTTACCAAGGGCAAAGAGGGTTCCGGCTGTTTTCGGGGTTGGGATAGGCTTAATCCGGCAGTTACCGTCACCGTCAGGGGGTAGCGGCACAAAGTTGGATGGATTAGCCCTGCGCTGCGAAGTATTGTTCCATTGATTCGGGTCTAGCTGAAAGAATTGCATCCAGCTTGCACCCACAATCTCCGCACCATCAACCTGCCCCGTCTCCGTAAACCGCATGGCAACCACAAAGTCCAGCTTGGGAGCGGTTGAGGCAACTGTGCTTGAGGTCGGATAGTAAAAGACAGTCGGCTCATCGGAAATGGTAATGATTTCGTCCTCGGCAGTCACGGCTGTGGAGACTGTACCCATCGAGTTAGTCCAGAGGGCTGACTCAAAGAGCATACGATAACGGTTGTTGAGGAACTTCTTGCAGGTCGCAACTGACGCTGCATCAGTGTCACTCAACTTCGTCGTAATCTGGTCTGCTAATTCGCTTAATGTCATTGTCCGGACTCCAATCGTCGTTCAAGTTCGCTTATGTATCTTCCCAAATCTCTAATTAACGCAGCCCCATCATCCGTCGAGGTCGCCGTTTCCATTCCAGCCGGATGGCTTTCCGCTATCTCCTGAAACCCGTTCAGCTTCACTGTCAAGCAACCGCTGCTTGCGACGAGCGCGAGCAGCATCAATAAGCTCATCCACTTTCTTAACTTTGTCATCTTTTCTCTTCTGCGCCATCTGCGCTGTTGCGATGTCCCCAAGAGACTCGACTGCATCTACCAATCTTGGCAGTGCAGCCAAGCCCTTGAGTGCCGCTAATATCATTTCTTCTTGGCGGAATACTCCTTGAGAGCGTCCACAATGGACTGACCGCCGATGTATGCTGGGACGATAATGATGACCGCACCAATCACATTCTCTGCCACGGCTGGTGACAGGTTCAACCACTCGGTAGATAGCACGGTCAAAAGACCGCCAATAGCCATCCAGAGCTTTCTTGATTTTAATTTATCCTTCATTTTTTATTATTTTTTATCAGTTGCACTATCTTCAGTATGATATAAACGAGTGAAGCAACCGAGATAAGAATATGGAGGACAGTATCAATCTCCAGAATCCAGTTGCCCAAGCCACCCACGGAGGCTACGCCCACTTTTACATCATTTAGGTCTATTATTTTCATTTACTCCACCCGATTAATCCTTGTTAAATTAGTCATTCTTCTCCCGATTCTGTCCATGTAATTGTCCCACTCCCAGTAAATTTATACACTCTCTTACCCGACACACTCGGCTCCGAGTAAGTGCCTGTAACAGAACTCGGTGCGTCAAACGTGTTTGCGTAGCTGATAACTACAATGCCTGAACC